ATCTGCAACCGATTCCAGGGCGTCACCGGCACCATCCCGATCCTCGAAGCCACGGGCGAGGAAGTTTCATTCGTAGACTCGTGACCATGAGCGCAACAGCCATGACCGTCGCAACACCGCAGCACGCCACCACGGGCGAGTTCATCCGCACGCCCGAGCAGATCGCCAGAGACCTTCAGGCGGCAGACCTCCGTAGCCTCGGCTACACCTACGCCATGATCGGCGAGCGCATGGGCGTGGACCGCTCGACAGCCTGCCGAATGGTGCAGCGATCCGTCATGGAACTCCCGACCGAGGGAGCCGAGGAGGTTCGGCGAGTCGAGTTGGAGAAGATCGACCGGGCCGAGCGGTACTACAACGGCATCCTCAGCTCGCCGCCGCCGAAGATCGGCAATAACGGCAAGGTGGTCCACGACGACCAGGGCCGTGGTGATCGACGAGGGCATCCGCATGGACGCCGCCACCGGCATCCTGAAGGCGCAGGCGGCTCGGGCGAAGCTCCTCGGGCTCAACGCACCGACCCGCATCCAGGAGGAGGTCGTGGTCTACGACGCCGACCCCGACCGAGAGCAGCGCATCCGGGAGATGGTGAGGGCCGCGGTCGATGCCAAACACGCCTCCTGACTTCGAGTACCTCGGCGGCACCCGCATGGAGTGGGTCGAGATGGCCCGCAAGGAGCAACTACCGCCAGAGACCTCGGACTGGACCACCTGGCTCTACCTCGCCGGTCGAGGAGCAGGCAAGACACGATCATGCGCCGAGTGGCTGGCGTGGCGAGCCATCGAGGAGCCGGGACGCCGCTGCGCCATCATCGCTCGCACCTACGGCGACGCCCGAGACACCTGCGCCGAGGGAGAGTCGGGCATCCTCGCCATCCTCAGGCGCTACCGCATGGAGGGCAACTACAACCGCTCCATCGGCGAGATAGTCCTGCCAAACAAGTCACGGATCAAACTATTCAGCGCCGAGGAGCCCGACCGACTCCGAGGCCCACAGCACGAGTTCATCTGGATGGACGAGCTCGCAGCGTGGCAGTACACCGACACTTGGGATCAGGCCCAGTTCGGGCTTCGCCTCGGAGAACACCCGCAGATCGCTGTCGCCACGACGCCACGACCGACCCCGCTACTTCGCCGCATCATGGCCGACCCGTACACGCACATCACCCGAGGCACCACGTTCGACAACCTGAAGAACCTCGCGCCGACCGTCGCCACCGCCATCCTCGCCAAGTACGAGGGGACACGCCTCGGCCGGCAGGAGCTGTACGGTGAACTCCTAGAGGACGTGGAAGGAGCCCTATGGCACGCAGCACTCATCGACGCGCAACGGGTAGACGAGTCACGGCTCACAAACCTGCCCGAGTCAGTAAGGCAGCAGCGCCAAAGCACCACGCAGCAAAGCACGTCCACATCGGCCACAAGAAGCCCAAGCGAGTCAAGTACCGCTACGGTTGAGATAGTTCGCATCATCGTCGCAGTAGACCCCGCAGTAACCACCGGCGAGGACAGCGACGAGACCGGCATCGTGGCGGTCGGCAAGGGCAGCGATGGACACGCCTACGTCCTGGCAGACCGCACGTGCAAGGAGTCGCCCGCAGGATGGGCGCACCGAGCGGTCGGACTGTTCCACGAACTCGGCGGCATCGGCACCATCGTCGGCGAGGCCAACCAGGGCGGCGACCTCATCGAGCACACGCTCAGAGCGGTAGACCGAGGCATCCCGTACAAGAAGATCAACGCAAAGCAGGGCAAGCGCCTACGGGCCGAGCCCATCGCAGCCCTCTACGAGCAGGGTCGAGTCCACCACGTAGGGACCTTCCGAGAGCTCGAAGACCAAATGACCGGCTGGCTCCCGGACAGCGGCTACTCACCCGACCGACTCGACGCCCTCGTCCACGCCATCGCAGAGCTTGACCTCGCCAACGGATCGAGCGCCGACCGATTCCTCGCCGGCATCGCTCCACCCTGTCTCGCGTGCGGCCTACCTGTAGCCTACGATGCAGAGGAATGCCCCAACGGTCACAAGAGGAGCGCCGCATGACCGAATCAGTCGCCAACTTCGCCAGCACCGCCGCCAACGATGCGCCGACAATCGCTCAGGACGCCACCCAGGTCGTCGCCGAGGCTCAGGCCGCCATCAAGGACCCGAGCACCTTCGCAGCGCACCTCACCAGCATCGTCGCCATCGTGGTCGCCGCCATCGCCGTGATCCACCCAGGCTTCAAGGAGCCCGCATCAGTCGCCGCAGCCGTTGGAGGCATCAGCATCCTGTCGCAGGCATCTCTCAGGTCGCCCACCTCGTCACGTTGAGGCAGAGCAAGACAGCCCTCGCCGTCCACAAGACGACCCTCGCAGTTCACAAGGCGTAGTCGGTGGCCCTGTTCCGCAGGAGCAAGCCCGACCTCGCCGCCATCGTCGCGCAGGAGGTCGAGAAGGCGCTCGCTCAGACCCCGATGGCCGGGGCCGGTGGCTCAGTCGTGTCCATGCCCGGCGAGCCCTCGGGCTACAACGGTGGCGGTGGTCAGGGACTGCTTCAGACGCCCGGCACACCAGCATCGCCGCTCCCCCGACCGAGCGACGCATTCGGCGCACAACTCGGACCAGCGCAGCCCTTCCTCCCTGCACCGCTCGACCCGGTATTCGACGACTCAGGCCGAGCCCTGCCGAGGAAGTACCAATACGATGTCGCGTGGAACCTCAACCTCCAAGAGCGGCTCACCCCGTGGAGCACGCTGAAGGCCCTCGCCGACCAATGCGATGTCGTCCATCGCTGCATCGAAATCAAGTGCGCAGAGCTCGTCAGCATGAACCTCGACTTCACCGTGTCAGACCAGGCCATCAGCAAGATCATGGCGGATCAGAACGTGGGCCACGCGAAGGCGTCGCAGATCGCTCGGGACCTGTACGGCAAGGACATCGACGACCTGAAGCAGTTCTGGGAGAACCCCTACGTCCACGGCGACCGAGGATGGGCCGAGTGGCTCACCGAGTTCGCGTGGCAGCACTTCACCTTCGACGGAGTGCCGGTCTACCCCCGCTACAACCTCGGCGGTAAGGTCATGGGCTTCGAGATTATCGACGCCCCGACGATCAAGCCCCTGCTCGACAACCGAGGCGACATCCCGCACCCGCCCGCGCCAGCATTCCAGCAGATCCTATGGGGCTTCCCCCGCGGCGAGTATCAGGCCAGCCCGACCAACGATGGCGAGTTCTTCGTGGACGCAGGCCAGGGCGGGGAGTTCGTGCGAGACCAGCTCGCCTACTTCGTCAGGAACCGGCGCACCTGGTCGCCCTACGGCTACGGGCCGGTGGAGCAGAGCATTCCCGCAGCCACCCTCTACCTCGAACGCCAGATGTGGCTGAAGGCCGAATACAGCGAAGGCACCATGCCGACGACCTTCATGCGCACCGACAGCAGGGACGGACTCGACCACCTGAAGCTCGCACAGCTCGAGCGAGTGCTCAACGACAACCTCACCGGCCAGACCGCAGAGCGCCACAAGATCAAGATGCTCCCCGAGGGCTTCGACCCCGTGTTCGCCCCGAGCATCGACGAGCGGTACAAGGCCGAGTACGACGAGTTCCTCATCAAGCGCATCGCCAGCCCGTTCGGAGTCGCCCCAACGCAGCTCGGCATCATCCCTCGCACCGGGCTCGGTGGTCGAGGGCAGATGGAGGGCGAGCAGGACCAGGCCGAGACCATGAGCAAGCGCCCGACCGAGGCATTCATCGTGGACTGCATCAACAGCCTGTCGCGCCGATTCCTCGGAGCCGACCGCAGCGTGACAGCGGTGCTCGCCGCCGAGGGCAGCATGACCGACCAGGTGAACCACGCGAAGGCGCTCCAGGTCAGCCTCTACTCAGGCCAGAAGACCCTCAACACGGTGCAGAGCGAACTCGGACAGCCGCTCTACGACATGCCCGAGGCCGACGAGCCGTTCATCGTGGCAGGCAACGCCGTGACCTTCCTGAAGGGGATGCTGGAGCAGACCACAGCAGGCGAGACCATCGGCCAGACCGCTCAGGCACCGGGCAACGGAGCCGAGAGCGCCCAGGCACCCGCAGAGCCCGGCCAGACCGCCGAGGAGCAGCCCACGCCGAAGGCCAACCCGAACCTCAGCGCACCCGAGGGCAATGCCGCAGCCTCGGAAATGAAAGCATTCCGAGCATTCGTGGCGAAGCGCAAAGAGACCCACAAGTGGCGAGACTTCGACTTCAAGACGGTCGGCGCTGAGGTAGCGGAGACCCTCAACGAGCAGGGACGGGCAACCGTCGAGAAAGCGAGCCGCCGCCCTTTAGGAAGGCAAGCGAGCTACCAGGGGCAGGACATCTAGACCTCATCGCAGGTCACTACGCTCCGCAAATCGCCAAGGCGCTCGCCAAGGGCTACACCAGCGCAGCCCTCGAAGGTGCCATCGCACGAGCACGAGCGCAGCCCTCGAAGGCACTCGCCTACGTGCCGAACATCGCCTACGACCCGGCACCGCTCACGGNCGTGTTCCGCAAGGTCTACGCCGACGCCTACGCCTCGGGCATCCACGTCGCAGCGCAGAGCGCAGGCCGCTCCATCGCAACGCAGGCGGGCGGAGTCGCACAGTACGCATCGTCTATCGACTGGACCAAGTGGAAGCCCGGCGACCCCGAGGCGGCGCTCCAGGTCGCCAACGGTGGACTCACCGACCTCCTCAACGCAGCGGGCCAGACCATCGACGGGATCTACGGCACGACCGAGACCAGGCTCGGCAACATCATCGGCGACGGACTCGCAGCCGGCGACAGCACCTCGAGCATCGCCGCAGCCATGAGCGACCTCATCAACAATCCCGACCGGGCGCAGATGATCGCCGACACCGAGACCAACCGAGCGCAGACCGCAGCGCAGGCCGAGCAGCTCGACGCCCTCGGGTTCTCGCAGTTCGAGTGGATGGCCTACGACGGAGCGTGCGAAGAATGCCAGGGCCAAGAGGACAGCAACCCCCACGACATCGGCGACGAGATGCCACCAGGCCATCCTTCCTGCCGATGCTCAATCGTGGGAGCGGGCGACATCGCCAGCGAGGACACGACGACCGACGACACCNCTGGACCGGCTATCGGCGGTGGCGAGGACGTGGCAACCGAGGCAAGTAGCGCCGAGGAGCCCGCACCATCGCCCGAGTCGGATCAGGCGATGGCGGTCTACGAGACCAAGGCCGCAGCGCGACGAGACCTTGACTCCATCAGGGCAGACATCACCGAGCAGGTTCGCCAGACCTCAAACCTCGCACTCGACAACCTCGAAGCATTCGACGGAGTGCTCTCAACCCCGGTGCGAGGCGACAGCAACTGGGACTGGTTCTACAACCTCGGCAAGGGCGAGCAGGACCGCATCCGGCGCAACTGGGTGGACCCGGTGAAGGGCCTCGGGCCGGATCAGCTCACCAAGATCGTCGCAGACAAGGGCCTCGTGTCCGATGGCTACGTGGACACCGGCATGAGGTTCTTCCTCGACAACAGCCGCACCTACGACGCCGCTCGTCCGATCCTCAGCCAAGGCCGCATGGTCACAGGCAATCAGATGAACGCCTACGGCGACTTCAACTTCGACAGCCTCGCCCCGAACAGCGCCTACAAGGTCACGGAGATGTTCGGCAGCAAGGCCGACGCCCTCGATCACCTGCTCGGTCTGCGCCAAGAGGATCAGACCCTCGAGGACGCTCACCGGATCATCAACGAGCTGCGAGCGGTCCCCGGCATGGACAAGCCCGCCTACGAGATGACGCAGGAGGAATACTTCACCACCCTCTACGACACCTGGCTAGAGTTCCAGCGCGTCGAGCAGCTCTACGTGAACAGCACCGACGAGTTCGGGCCGATTCTCAGCGCAGAGGACCGACAGATCGAGGAACGCTTCTACGCCCTCTATCCCAAGAGCATCGAGGCGATGTCGAACATGGACATGGACAACGCATACGATGCGATCATGCAGGTCGCAAAGCAGGCAGGAGTCATCTAGTGGAGCCACCCTTCAAGCTGCCGCCCAAGCCCAAGCGAGGCAAGCCGGACCCAACGAAGCTGCGCATGGCTGTGGACGCACTCAGAGCCTCAGCACGCAAGCCGGTCGTGACCGATGGCACCACTGGCACCACACGCCCCGCATAGTTCACTACGCTCGCACTCAGTACCAGGAGGACTCCACATGGCAGACGTGACCTACGCCTACGTCGGCGACATCGAGAAGTACCACGAGGAGGACGGGTCTCTCATTGTCTACGGCAAGGCGACCGGCCCGGACCTCGACCTCGACGAGCAAATCTGCGACCCCTCGTGGCTCCGTGAGGCCATGCCCGAGTGGATGAAGTTCGGCAACGTGCGAGAGATGCACCAGCCCATCGCCGCGGGCGTCGGCATCGACCTCGAAGCCAAGGGCGACGACTGGTTCCTGAAGTCTGAGGTCGTGGACCCCGGCACCGCCAAGAAGATCGAGGCCGGAGCCCTGAAGGGCTACTCGGTCGGCATCAAGGGAGCCAAGGTGGTCAAGGACGACACCGCCAAGGGCGGCAGAATCGTCGGCGGCACCATCGTGGAAGTGTCATACGTGGATCGACCCTGCAATCCGACCGCTATCGCTGGCATCGCCAAGGTCGTCGGCGGCGAGTGGGAGCCCGAGGAGGCCGTGAAGGTGGACCGCAGCGAGCTCGACAAGGCCGACGCCCCCGAGATTGCAGGGACGTGGAAGCCCGAGGACACCTACCAGCCGCAGAGCACGAACCAGGGCGAGTACCCCTCGGACCACGTGTGCGCTGTCTGCGATGGACTCGGCAAGTACCCCGAGACCGGAGCCAAGTGCGACCACTGCAACGGCACCGGACGAGTCGCCAACCAGCCCGCCGAAGCCGGCAAGCCGACCGACGAGATTGTGGACTCAGCCGAGCAGAAGGACGCCGAGGCCGAGGTTGAGAAGAAGGACTACTCCGACGCCGAGCGCAAAGAGATGGACGCCAAGGGCCAAGCGATGCCCGGCGGCGGCTTCCCCATCAAGACGGTCGCCGACCTGAAGAACGCGATCCAGGCCATCGGACGAGCCAAGGACCCGGCAGCGACCAAGGCCCACATCAAGGCACGAGCGAAGGCCCTCGGACGAGCAGACCTCATCCCAGACGGGTGGAAGGGTGCCGACGCAGACGTGGAGAAGGTCGAGCACGACACCGCCGACCTCGAAGCGGTGCGCCAGTCACTCATCGCTCTCATCAAGGCAGAGCTNGACGAGATGGCGAACGCNGAGGAGGACGAAATCTGCGACGTGCGCGACCTCGTGTGCGCCTTGCAGATCTTCCTCAACTGGTGGGACGGAGAGGCATCCGAGGGCGAGACCCCGCAGCCCTTCGCCACGAATGACGACAAGCAGGACGACACGGAGGCACAGATGGCCTACATCGGACTCGGCGTAAGCGCCGACACAATCAAGGCAGCGAAGGACGGAACCGACGAGACACGGCTCGCCCTTCGCGACGAGGTGCTGAAGGCCCTCGACCTCACAGAGATCATTACCGAGACCGCTAAGGCGGCTCAGCGAGAGGAAGTGGACTTCCTGAAGGCTGAGCTGGAGCGGATCAAGGAGATGGCAGCACCGGGCGGACCTGCACTCGCCCGGACGCAGGCACAGTCCTCGAAGGCGCTCGACGCAGAGAGGACCAAGAGCGAGGCCGACCGGCTCCGCCACGTTGCAGCACAGATCACCGACCCCGAGACCAGGGGTGCCTACGAGATGAAGGCACTCCAACTCGACAAGACCGCCGCCGAACTCCTCGGCAACTAACCCCAAAGGACTAATCATGGCTTTCGAGGCCCCCCGTATTGACGAGATGTTCGGTGGCTTGCCCGCCGAGCAGCGCGTGGACAGGTTCGAGGCGTACAAGAGCGCCCTCAGCCAGTGCCACGCTAAGGCGCTGTCCGCAGCTTCCCGAGGCGAAGTCTCCTTCGCCCGTGAGCAGGGCATCGTCAAGACCGCAGGCGTGCGACCTGAGGCCGCTATCGAGGAGCTCCGCTCCGAGATGACGACCAAGGCGATGAGCGCCGAGCAGATCAACGATGTGCAGAGCGCACTTGACCGGCTCGCCGACATCCAGAAGGACTGGACGCTGACGAACCCGCTGACCGGAAACGGTAACTACAGCAACTACGGCTTGGTCCCCTACGACCTCGACCCGGCGCTCGCCCTCCTGATCCCCCGCAGCTTCATCCTCCGCAACTCGATCAGCCGCATCGGTGGCATCGGTCAGGCCAAGGAGTACCGCCGCATCCTCGGCGTGTCGGGCTCGAACTACGGATCGGCGCAGAACACCGCGACGACCTCGACGTTCTTCACCTCCGCATCGGCCAACAACGGCCCGTTCGGTGGCACCGGCTCGTCCCTCAACCTTCAGCGCCCGCCGAAGATCAGCTACACCGCTGACCGGCACGTTGTCGGGTATGTGGAGCAGGG